CGAGGATCTGTCGGTTAGTCGTGGCGGCGTTGACTCCGGTCACAGATGGGACGATGAGGGTGCTGGTGATCTGCACGTTCACCATGTAGGTGCCGGCCGTGGCGTTTGTGCTTAGCGCGCGCCCGATCAGAATCGTGAGGGGCATAAGGCCGGTCATCGACTGCAGTCCCAGATCGACGCAGTGGCCCGCCGTAGTTGTCGACGCCCCGACCCAGTCTCCCTGGGTAGTGGCGCCGTCGAAATTGCACAATGCAGGCCCAGCGACCGCCACCACCGCGTTGCCGGATGTGCCCGCTCCCGAAACGACGATGCCGCTGCCAAACGACGTTTCGGCGATCGCGTTGGTAAGGCCCGCGCCGCCGAAGCGCGCGAATTGATTCACCACCGTGCCCGTCGGGCTGTTGGGCATTGACACGAGCGTGGTGCACGAGCCTGCCACATGGTTGCCGTTGCCGTCGATGACGACGCAGGCGCCGGGGGTCTGCGCGCCCGCGCTCGTGACCGAAATCGGGCCGTTGCCCGAGACGCCCTGAATCTGGCCGGCGAACGGAGGCTGCTGCGCAAGGAGCGGCAGCGCGAAAATACTGAGGATCAAAAGGCTTTTCATATTGGTCTCCAGGCACTTCCCATGTTTCGGCGGCTTGTGTTGCCGCGATGAATCGTTGCGTGCATCAGTTCCCCGGCGTCCGCCGTCGCCAGTTGGCCCGCCGCTGCGGCCTCGGCCACGAACTGGTTATCCTCGCCGATCTGCACCGCTCGGAATCGGCTCCGCTGCCACCAGGCGCGGCGGTACACGAGCGAGGTCCCGAGCGCGTAGTTGACGGTGCCCGAGTACTTCCACCAGCGCTCGCCGTCGGTGAAGCGCATCGAGTGGTAGCCGGTGACGTTCTTGCCCGTCTCTTCCATTCGGCGGAGCTGGTCTTCGAGACGCCCCGGCTCCGAGTGATCGTCGTCGTCGAAGTGCGCGATGACCTCGCCCGCGGCGCGCTCGCAGCCGAGGTTGCGCTTGGCGCCGATCCCGGTCTGCCCCTCAAGATGGATCAGCCGGATGCGTTCGTCATCGTCAGGAACGAGGTCCCTTACGTCCGCCCCGTCCGCCAGGATGAGCAGCTCGATCCTGCGATTTGTCCGCTGCCACTGGAAACACGAGATCGCCTTCGGGAGCCACTGTCTCCGGTCTCGTGTCAGACACAGGCAGGTGACGAAAGGGCTGCCGCGGACTCACCTCGGGAGCTTCGGGCGCGATGACCTTCGTTTCGTACCGCACGGCGGGCGGCGCGGCTTTGCGCGCCACGCAGTTACGCACGAGCTCGACGGCGGTTGCGTCTTCGCAGTCGAACTCCTGCCCGGCGACAACCGTCCCGTAGGCGCCCGTGAGCTGGCTGTTGGCTATGAGTCTCATGGATTATTTGGGGTCGGGGAGCGACCGGTAAGCCGCCCCCCGAAAGTGCGTTTCTTACGGCGAGGTGGTGAAGGTGCCCGTCACGAACGAGCCCGGACGGCGCGTGATAACGGCCATCCGCTTCTCGGCTCGTATCGCGATCAGGTTCTGGGTGAAGAACGTCGAATGCTCGGTCGAGATGTCGATCTGCATTTCCATGCGGTCGCGCAGCTCGGCGGCAATCGGGTTGCCCGTGCCCACGAGGAAGGTCCCCTGGGTGATGTTGGTCGTCGAATCGACGGCGAGGCCGAAGATGTTCTGCGTCGGGCGCGAGAGCCCCATGGTGTCGCGGCTCATGGCTCCGTCCTGCGGGTCGCCGAGGATGTAGCGCCCGAAGCCGTCCTTCGTCAGCCGGATATCCCACCAGTCGTTCGGGTGGAGCACGAGGAACGTCGGCGGCAGTTCCTTCGATGCGGTGATCTGCTGGATGGCGCGACCGATGATGTCGATCTTGTTCCAGCCGTGCACCGCCGAGAGAACGCTTGCGTTGAACGCCGCAGCCTGCGGGATGATCCCGTGGAGATCCTCGCCGATGTTGTCGCCCGAGAGGATCTGAAGCTCCTCTTCGAGGTCCACGTAATACGGCATCATCGTGCGGATGAACGTCATCAGTTCGCTGAAGTCGTCGAGGACCTGGCGGGACGCCGGAATCCAGGTGGCAATCGTTTTCACGCGCTCGCTCACCGTGGTGAACGTGACCGCGTTCTCGGGCTTCGTGCTCGCTTCGGCGACGGGCGAGGCGGGCGCCATCGGCTGGTTGACCTTGACGAAATCGATCACCTGGAACGTGGTCGGAGTCGCCGTGAGGAGATCCCGGATGGTGAGCTGCTGGCGCGGCTCCATCGTTATTCCCGGCAGGCGCCCGATCTGCAATACGCCGGAGACCGCCGTACCGACCGCGACGTCCGTGATGGTCGTCTTGCGCTCGAACAGCTCGCGGAACGATTTGCCGGTGAAAGCGACGACGGCGTTTCCGCGCTTGTCTTTGAGCAGACGCTGGAGGCTGGCGTCGTTCTTCATCTGCTCTTCGAGCCCGTCCTCGTGCTCTTCGCTCGTCATGCGGCCGGCGAGCTTCGCGTCGATTGCGTCCACCTGTTTCTGAACGGTCTCGATTCTGGTTTTGAGTTCTTCGGAAACGGTCCCGCGCGCTTTCTCCTGCTCGGCAGCCTTTTCGAAGTGGACCTTGAGCTGACCCTGCAGCTCAAGCAATTGGTCTTTGAGTTCCACTGATTTTCCTTTGTTCTGGATTTCCCGCGCCTACGCCGCCGGGATCAGCGACCTGATGCTGGTGATCAGGCTTTCGGCTGCCGAGTGGTCTATGGCCGGCTCGGGTGTGATACTGGCCGCGGCTTTGCCCTTCGTAGTGGCGTCTACGGTTCCGTCGTCGGCCCCGTCGTCGTCGGCTTCGTCGGCACAGAGTGCGATCAGGATGTCGGAGGCGCTCTTCAGGTGATCTGTGGCGCCGGAAATTGTTTTCTTCGTGGCCGCGCTGATGGTCCGGCCGGACTTCAGCCCGGCGGCCTTTATCTCGGCGGGCGTGCGGCCCATCGTGGCGAACTCGCCGTATTCCTGGTCAAGCCAGTCGAGATAAGCCGGGATGAATTCCATGTAGACGGCGGTGAACTGCTCGATGCTGGCGGCCGAGGCCGCGATCTTCTCGTCGCGATCCATGTCCGACCACGGGATCGAAGCGAGCGCGCAGCGCAGCGCGATCCACATCTGGTACATCCCGTCCTGAAGCTGGATCTCGGCGTATTCGGTCGAGAAGTCGGCCTTGGCTTCCCGGCGCGCCTTGACGCTCGATATCTGCGCCCGCTCGTTCATCGGGAAGGTGACGACCGAACCCTCCCAGAGACGGATTTCCTTGAGGCGACGAACGCCCTCATCGACCGAGTCCTTCACCGTGTCGAAGCCGATCGAGAGGCCTTTGACGATTTTGGCCTTCATCAGCAGATATGCGTTCTTCGCGGCCGGGACGTCCATCAGCAGCTGGCCCTTCACGCTGAGAGCTTCGGGGCCGTCGATCAGCGTCAGCATGCCGATCGGCACGTCGGCCTTGTGCTGCCAGAGCAACGGAACCTGGTCGCCGTGCTCTTTGATCGTCTTCGTGAACGCGCCGGGCTCGATGAGATCGCCGCCCAGATCGACGTTGTTGTAGACCGCGAGCGATCCCGTGAAAGACCCGTCGGGCGCGACGGATTTGATCGACATCCGGAAGCGATGTTTCGGCGTCACTGGTTTGTCCTCGTTTTCGTTTAGGTGGCCGGGGTATTGCCGACGGCGTCGGCGGTAGGCTTCGGGTCGCCCGGCTTCGCTGGCTTCGGCTTCGACGGGTCGGGCTCCGATGGGTCGGTGGGATCGTCCCCGGCGGGTGCGCCGCCTTTCGGCGGTTGCAGCGGACCGCCGTCGGGCGGGAGCGTCTGCATGTTGAGCTGGATGTGGTAGCCGGTCCCGATGCCGTTCTCGATCGGGTTCCAGTCTTCGAGGTCGCGGATCTCGTCCTGATTCGCGATGCCGTTCTGCAGCATCGTCGCGTAGCCCGCCATGCGGCTCGGGAAGTCGCCGCGCAGAAGCGAATTCAGGTTGTGGCGCCAGAAATAGCTTTGCCCCTTCTCTTCGGGCGTGAGCACGCAGCGCCAAAGCTCCTGTTCCCAGCGAGTGAGC